TAGATGCAGCCGCTGCTGATTGATCATTTCCTATAAAATCGTCATATAATGTAATAGTAGTTGTTGGATCAAATCCAGCTCCTGATGCAGTTATCCACTCAAGACCACTAGCTTGTGCGCTATTTGCAGATAATACTTGACCATTGGTTCCTACTGGGAGTCTTGTATTTAATGTTGAATAAACTAGTACATCTCCTTTGGTTGTTAAAGGAGAAAGATTATCAAAAGCAGCATCAGCCGTTGTAGCATTTGTTCCACCATTTGCAATTGGAAGTGTTCCAGATACTCCAGTAGTCAAAGAAATAAGAGGCAAATCTGCAGCAACTAATGATCTGAATGTTGGATTAGCGGGAATTCCAGTTGTTGGGCCAGCTAAAATTCTATTGGCAGTTTGAGTAATTAAATCAAGAGTTAAAGTACCAGTAGTTGTTACTGGAGACCCTGTTACTGAAAATAAAAGTCCAGGAGCACTCAATGCTACAGAAGTAACAGCTCCTGCTCCAGTTATCCACTCAAGACCACTAGCTTGTGCGCTATTTGCAGATAATACTTGACCATTGGTTCCTACTGGGAATCTAATATTATTAGAAGCATCTGTTGTTAACAAATCTCCTTTGGTTGTTAAAGGAGAAAGATTATCAAAAGCAAGCAACAAAGTTGTTTGTCCAGTACCACCTTTGGACACGCTGAGTGTCCCACCTAAATTATCTAAAGTTAATCCAGACTCATCAACGGACAATTCTATCTGTTCATTAGCACCAGGATTTAAAATTGCTGTAGTAATTGTTGCAGTAGAGGGAATTTTTCCATTTAGATAATCATTAGTAGTGTCTGTTGCACTGATTCTAACTTTATTGTCAGACGTAACACCAGACTCAGTTCCTGTATCATCTTTTATGTATAATTGTTTATCTGTCTTTACATAGACCGACACTTCCCCACTTGCTGGAGTAGTAGGGGCTGTTCCTTCTTTTAAGTTTATTTTTGACATAAATATTCCTTATAAAACTAATAGTTCTCCACCAATATCGATAGTAAGAGTTATTCCAGAGTCAATTATAGTATCTCTTCCTAACATTGTATAGTCATTTGGTACAGTAAAATCTTGGATAATAGTTCGTTTAATAAGAATATTATCAGAACTTGTAGCGGAGGAAGAACTTCCTACTAAATCTAGCTGTCCAGTTGTGGGGTTAAATCGAAATGGCATATTAAGTCCTAGAGAGGTCCAATAAAAAGTTCTTGGTAGAATCAGTATAATTTATAGTAACGGTTTCCTGAATTGTTCCCGCAATTCCACCTACACGAGAGGAATATACTTCTTGAGTCGATGTGGGATAAGAGGCAGTTATAGAGTCGTATGGTTTTTTAAATAGCTGGATAGTTTTTATTGAACCATCTGTTGCTAGACTTAATTCCGTAACTCCATCTCCTATTCTAACAGAGTCTGCAACATCTCCAGCGTTAGGGGAGTTGTCTAAATGAGTAAGGTCAACATCAAGTTGTGCGCCGTCCAAGTTAACTTCGTCTATCCCAACAAGAGTGACCCGAGTTGGGTTTGGATTTTCAACAATTTGAACAAGGGAAGCTACAGCAGACTGTTTTGGGTAGAATGAACCTTCAGTCCCACCATTGGCTGTGCCAATCTTAAGAGCTACTGCTATATTTTCAGAGCCAGCATCCGTGACTACAACTGAGGAGTTATCCCCATAAAGTCCAGATCTTAACTCATAATGGTCTGTAAGCCAATCACATGTAAACTGTCTAAACGCTAAGTTTAGTGTGGGGTCAGTTGCCTCTACTCCATTTATTGCAGTAGCCAGCGCCAGAGCTATGGCTTTAGGGTCTTTCAAAACTTGGTAGCCAAGAATGGATACTAGATGTGGCCCGTCCCCATTAACTGTAATATTAAACTTATAGTCTGCTCCAAGAGAAATGTTAGTAGATGGGTTTACACCGGAAACGGACCTGCCATACTGCAAGTTCAGTTTCTGCACACCTTGGGCTAAAGGTCCTTCAGTACCTGTAGTAGGAGTAATTTTAGACACTGAGTATACTCCTTTTTATAATCTCTTTAATTTTTTACGGTATAAATCGACGTAGTCGATAATTGAAGGGGCTTCTGGAAGTTTTAGACTACCTGGCTTTCTGATAGGCCTTTGTTTAAGTAAGTCTTTGAGTTCACTGGACTTAAAAAATGCTGAGTAAATAGCAACGCCTAAGATAACTAGGCCTACGATTGCTAAATAATACCAGATTTTTTTCAATAAGTCCATAATGATTAGTGAAATAGAAATGCGAATTTTTCAAAAATTTGAGCAAGAAACTTAAGTAACCCATATCCAGCTAAAGGTGCACCAAGAATTAAAGTGTAAACCTTTAAATTTCTATAAAGTGCTTCTTTTTTAAACTGAGCTTCAACTTGAATTTTTCTGCGAACTTCTCGTTCCTGCCGTTCTTCTTCAATATGACTATACACCAAATCTAATTTGGTTGTCAATTCTTTTTGTACTAAAGCTATATCGGATTCCATGCCAATAATTTTCTGTTCTTGGAGGTCCGATCTTTTATGGGCTAACTCAACGCCTTGTATGTGAATCTCTAGCTGTTGGTTATATTGTCCCATATGCTCATTGTTACGAGACATTTCAACTTTAACAGTTGCTACGTCCACATTTATGTTGCTAATACGGTCAGTGAGGAGTTTAACGTCGCTATTGAGACTCTTCAGGCTCTCTAGAACCATGCTTATGTAACTAGGGGTTTTCATTACTTCTTGCCCTTCGGCTTCAAGGGTCTTTGTTGGAAGTATTCAAACACTTTGTTTTCCCCAGTCTTTAGGTTCATCTTTCTGATAGGTAGGCCGCAATTGGCTTGGTAATGGGTAGCCTTATCTAGTAGGTCTCCCGGCTTAACTTTACGCTTAGCAGCGGCAGCGATTTGCTTGTTTGTGGGTACTTTCATCATGCTCATTTTTAGCTCCTAAAAAAGTTATATAATCGCTATGTAGAAACCTATATTAACTACCTGAAATCATTGGACTTAAAAAATTCACTGTTTTTTACTATTTCCCGTTTTTTGAGGTCAATTTTAGGCATTATTTATCTTTGCTCATCTTCTTGCCTAAAATGTTCGCACCACAGTAAGCTAGAGCCAGTCCAACTAGTACATCTGCCATTGCTTGGCTTAGTCTGCCCTTCTCATTAAGGTAATAGGCAGCACCTGCAAAGGTCATAATGACTCCAAGCTTACGACTCGTCATTCTAAAGAGATACTCTGAAAAGGAGAACCCTTCGAATTTACTAGTTATTTTCAATTTCAGCCCTTTCAGGGCTTTCCATATCGATTTCATTACTTTCCACCTCAGTGTATTCGACCTCTACGGCCTCTTCTGTACCTTCTTGTATAAACTTATTAAGTGATGGGTCCGTCCTAAGTGCATTCTGAATCATTCCAGTCAATGCCTGGCGGGTAATAGTATTCATTGAAGTCTTTACTTCAATCACTTCAGCCTGTTTTCTTACAAGACCAACAGCGGACTTCATTTCGAGAATACTCTTTATAAGGCCGTTATATGTGCGTAGGGAGTCGTTTAAGTTTTTATTGGTGGCTGAGTATTCCACTTCACCAGTCTGAAGATTAGTTCTGGCAATACCTTCTTGATCCATCTCATCCCATCTCTGGGCTCTAATACGTTCTAGTTGCATCTCAGCAACTTTTTCTAATTCTCTAATCTGATCTAAAGTCTTCTCGTCTTCCGTTAAAATGTTCTTGTGCTGTTTGACAGCTTCCATAACGAAATCGGGTATAGTGCTCTTGAAGATACGCCAGAGTTGTCTAGATGAGATATTAAGGTTATGAGAATCTTGTAACCACAAAGCGATTTGCTCGGTGGATTCGCCGTTAAACTTCCTTTCATACATCTCAGTAAGAACTGGTCTAGGAAATGTAGAAACACGCGTAGTGCGCGGGATACGGTCTATAATGGCATCTAGGGTAAGAATGACAATTCTCCTTTCACATCTAACTACTAGTAACTATAACAATTTTTAGTATACCACAAAAATAAAGAAAATCATGTGTCTCTGTGTGCAGTGAATCAATGATGCACTTCACACTCACTGGAAGTGGGTTTAGAGTGCTTCGTCTTCTCGGCAACGGAGTTGCCTGAAATAGGCTAAAAAATGGGTCATTTTTTGACCCTGGAAAAAGTTATATAATCGCTATGTAGAAAAGCTGCCTCACTTGAATAATATCAAGGGGTTACAAGGGGGGTCTAAAAACTGGTTTTCTCAAAAAAGGAGGTAAAAAACGGGTATTTTTAGGGGTCAGCCGTAAAAAGTGTCAAATAGGAGGGTGTTTTTACCATAAAAAGTGTAGGGGGGAGTTCAGTAGGATGGGTAATGAGGCAAAAAAGAAGCCCCATTTTTAGTGGGGCTTCCATAAAGAGTCATAGCTTTAGTGTTGAACTATTGTTCTTACACCTGATTCTTTCCCATTTAAAGCCCTTTACAGGGCTAAACAGGTTATATGCTTTTGTATTATGTTTTTATTCTTATAATCCGTCAGAGATTTCTACGTATTTTCTTAATACTAAAGGTTGTATTCTTAGTTGTATGTATATATCTTTTTCTTTATTATATTTTGTTATTATTCTATTTTATTTTTCTTTATTGTATATGTTTTTTAGTATATCTATATATCTAATATACTAGTAGTTGCTTTAAGCCCACTTTACTGGGTACTGTCATAGCCTTAAGAATCCTTTCTAATTTATTCCTAAGGTTACCCTATCCTGAAGCCACCAAGCACGTTTTCGTATAGGTTCGATTCTCTTGGCTTAACCAGGTTATGTCCCCTAGACCTTTTATCTAGGGTGTATCTCATACTTAGCTGTTATTATTGATAATGTCAACTAGAACCGTTTCTTTCTTCGACCTATTAGATTATGAGATCGACTACTCTTAAGTAGTTTGTCGCTTGGGACAAAAGTGGTCATTTGAGCCACATTATGGGTAGCTGCGAGTAAATGTAACCAACTCATCGGTATATCATCATGCGAGGTTTGGTTACTGATTCTACCATCCTCAGTCATAACTAACCCATTGAATTCTCTAATGATTTCCTCAGTCTTTAATCTATCTTCTGCAGTCTTGTAAGGGAATTTGATCTTCCCATTTTCCATAAGAATACGTAAAGCAGGGATACCAGACTGTAGGCTATTCTTCCCAGACCTAGTTACCACGTTAGACTTTAAAGGTAGGTTAGTCTTCTTTTTGAAGAAGTCTGAGTAGATCTTTTGAAAGGAGTTACTTTCCAACATGCCAAGAGTTACGTTGAACTGTCTACAGAACCGTGAGATCGTCTCTATTTGCTTGTCTACGAACATATCTTGGTTTTCTGGGCTATCTCTGTACCGATCATAGTTTAACAGCGTGAGGGTGCCATTGCCGTCCATACGAGCGGTAGATATGACCGTGTAGTCTCCCTGATTAGTCCCAGGCATACTAAAGTCAGCTCCCAAGAAGACCTTCTGGTTTCCATAGTAGTCTTTAACGTAGGAAGCGCGCTCATCTAGGCACTTCTCTAGGATGTAAAGGGGAAATAGGCTGAGCTTATCGGACATAGGGTTATTCTGGAACTCTTTCTCAAAGGATACGATCCCGTAGGTCTTCCTGTAGTCCTCAAGTTCATGCTCAGGTAACTGTTCAGGCCATATGGATTCTGCTGTTTCTTCATCATATGCCTTTAATTTCAAGAACTTAAAGGAGCTGGAAGCTCCGAGTTTATGTAGTAAATCATCTTTATGCTGAGCTGTCCCAACGAATAAGATCCTGGCATTCTTGGTAGCCATCGGCCTAATAGTCTGGGCATAGTAGTTAAACAGGTCTTCCCGTTGCTGTTTAGTCAAAGAGTTCTGGTTTGATAGAACATCGTCCAGAATGATAGAGTTTGGGTGATTCCCTCTTAACTTGGCTGTAAAGCTCTTTACCTTGATAATGCAATCATTCTTTAACTTGACCTCGTTCTTGTTCCAAACGCTGTCCTTAGAGGTCTTCTCGATCATTAGAGCGTCCTTTAGGGCCTCATTATCTTCGATAATCTGCTTTATTTCTTCTAGAATCCGTTTTGCCTGATCCTCTGTTTCAGATAAGATCATGGTAAACTTGGACTTTTGGTAAAAAGCTAGCCAGATACTTAAACAAACGCTAAAGAAATGGGACTTGCCAACCCCCCGAGGTGCCAGGGTTATGGCCCGGTCGGCGTATACCTGTGCTGCGAACTTCCTATGGAAGTCCTTTACAGTGAAATGTAGTACTTGCTCAAAGAATAATAGGTAGTCAAATTCAGAGATTTCTTCAATAAAATCAGCACTTTGTAGGTAGTTTATATACTTTTCTTCAGTATTAAGCTTATGTCGCTTAATCAAGTATTCTGAGACTTCTTTTGGCAGAGGTTTGGATAAAAGTGAATGATAATAGGCATTAGGGTCCCCTAGGAAATTCTCGTCTGGAGTATCCGGCTCTGGAGAAGAAGGGGGAATTTCCTTTTCATTGTCTGACATAGTGGGGATCTTTCTTTAAAGCCAGTATATCACAAGTCTATGAAATATTTTCCAATATGTAAATATTTCATGGTACACTAAACTCTGGTTCTATTTAAACTTTTACAAGTTTACGAAAGGAAGATCAATGAGTACTGAAAATAAAGACCAAGTAAAGCCCGAAGCTAAAGTTTCAGAAGGTTCTGAAAATTCAGCAAACGTAGCGGCTATTAAGAAAGAACTTGAAGAAAAGCTCGAATTAGAGCAAGAATTGGCCCGAGCTAAAACTCGTGCTAAAGATACCGAGTCTAAGTTGCAAGAAACTGCAGACCAATTCAAGGCCCTTGCCCAACAATTTGATGACTTGAAGAAGAAATCAATGAGTAAGGAAGAACTAGAAGCTTCTGAAAAGAAACAACTTTCAGAAGAAAACTCTAAGTTAAAAGAAAAAGTTTCTGGCTTAGAAGTTAGCCTAAAGCAAAAAGGCATTGAGATTACTCGTATTAAAGTAGCTCATGAAGAAAGACTTCCTGCCGACCTAACCGATATGGTTACCGGAGACAGTGAAGAAGAGATTCGTGCCAAGGCTAAGAAATTAGCTGCACATCTTAGAAGTAATAGAGAGTCTGAGACTACTATTATTAATAAAGTTAGAGAAGTTGGTACTGAAACAGGAACAAAAGAAGGTGTACAACCTCAAGGACAGCAAACGGGAAGCAAGAAACCTCAAAACTTTCAAGAAGCGAAAGACGCTCTCTATAAAAAGTTTGTCGGTTAATTCTCCTTGTACTTAATTGAATGTGCACTTATAATTATTAACTAAGGGAGAGGGACTAATATGTCAATATTACGCTTTACACCGAGTTCTGGAAGTATTCTTCCTGCACTTGGGGCGAACCGCGCTGAGCTTAACGATCTTTTCGAAGATGCAGTTACTAACCAGCTTAACGATGATAACTTACTTCGAACACTTCTACCTGAATTACCTATGGTCGGAAACCCATACGGAATCAGGCTACGAACTGGTCGCAACGCTACCGCTGCAATGAAGGCAGAACCTGCTGATGGTTCGTTCTCACAAACAGACGCTAACTTCGGAAATCAAGACCGATTACGAGCTGCTGTTTTAGCTGAAATTGTACAAATCGGTATCCAAATTTCTGACTATATGATGGCTTCGGCTTCCGGCGCAGGCGGGCTAGATATCATGGTAGAAGAAATTGAAGGCGCGACAATGGACTTCCGAGATTTGGAAGAAAAACAATTGTTTGCTATCAACTCTGGAACCATTGCTGGTGAAAGTGCACAAAACTTTACCGGACTACGACATATCATCCAAGATAGTACTCCTACTCCTACGGACACGGATACTCTTTATGGACTTGATAGAACTGCTAGCACTGTTCTTTTCTCGAATGCCCAATACGGCGCAGTTCCTGGAACGCCAGAAGCTATTACACGACAAAAGTTAGATACAGCGATGCGTGACGTATTTACGGATGGAGCTCGTGGCTCTCTTTGGATTACGAAACCTGAGCAACTCGACAGTATCAATGACTTATTTTCCGCTGGACAACGCTTCATGAATGAAGTTGAAATCGAAGCCGGATTTGTAGTTCAAAGTTACCGTGGAATTCCAATCGTTGTGTCAGTAAACTGTTCGGATACGAACGGTGCTACACTAGTAAATGACGCTGCCGGACCTGGCGATGTGTTCTTGCTTGATCGACGTTTTATCGAAAAGCGAGTTCTAAAATCTCCTTCCTTAACAGCTATTGCTAAAGATGGACCAACTGAGAAAATGTATCTTGAAGCTTTCGAAAATCTCGTAGCCAAGAAACCAAATGCTCACGCAGCTATCTACGACTTGAACTAATAGTTCGTTGAAAATTAAAGAAGTGGGGTGGTAAAATACCCCACTTCTATTTTTCTAGAAAGGACCTCAAATGCTTCGATATGGTAAACAATCTCCTTCGTCTGATGAAGCGAGCCCTGATAAACTTAACCGAGAACGAATGGTTGAGAAAGCAGCCGCTAAATTTATCAGAAAACTTGAACTGATGGTAGAGTCTAAATTACCAAAAGAACATATTCTTGCTTCAGCAGCACAATATGGATTAGAGACAGCTGATTATTCTAAAAAAATATCTGACTATCTCGGCATTGTAAGCCCTGCTCCTGAAACAGTATCGAAGTCTCAGAAGCCGACTCACAAAAAATCTGAGTCGAAGAAAGAAGCTAAGACAGAAGAAGTTGTTGCAAAACAACTAGAGTCTTCTGAAGCTGAGTAACAGTCGTGAAATCGAGGGGATTTAAGTGTTACAGCGGAAGACCACAATTACATACTGCAAAAATTCTGACCTAAGACTCCGTTTTCCAGATATCAAAAACTATCTCGATTCCAATTGGTCCGATCAAAATGTAGAGCACTACCTCAACGAAATGAGAAACCAATCTCATTTATGGATCAACAATCAACTAGAAGCTTTTGAGCTTCAAACTTTCGCTTTAGATAACGACAAACGCATTATCGAAGCAGACTACTCAATATATTTAGTACTAAGAGGCTCTTCCAAAAGAGTTTCTCCAGATTTACTGGAAAGATTTCTTTCAGATTCCCGTAATGGACTTGCTGAAATTGAGAAGAAAAAATCATCCAGAAAAAACCTCAATTCCCAAACGAGCCGCTTTTCCAGACAACGAACTAAGATGAAGGATTTCGGCAACTTAGGGGACCGTTAATGGTTAAAATCACTTTAAGTGGTAAAGCCGTTGAACAGAGCGGAGGCCTTGTTAATTTCATGCAAGATTTAACAAAGGCTATAAACAGGGCTATAAACAGGTCTGTTGAAGCTGAGTCACGTAAGTTGGCTAAAACTGTAGTTCGTACATTCGAAAATCAAGCCCTACCTCTACCTGCTTTAAACGCAGACTACAAAAAACAAAAGATAAAACAAGGTTTTGACCGGCGCATTGGATTTAGGACTAAGTCTATGGTCAAAGCTATTAAATTCTTTAAAAATTCTAAGCGTAAATTCTTTGTCGGTGTCAGACGTCAAAATGCTTTGGGTAGAGCTAAGACTGTACAAAAGACCGCAATTCCTAAATACGCACGTTATTTTGAATTTGGAACACCTAAACAACCGCCACGGGCTGTATATACCCCACTTTTAAAGGCATCCCTGCCTAAATACTCTAGAACGATTAAGCGTGAGATTAGAGTAGCTATACACGATGTTGTAACTATTTGGGGATGGATCTAAGTAATGAATGGTATGGACTCAAGCCCATTTCCAGACCTAGGCCCTAAAACTGTAAGTAAATTACTACAGAATAGGCTGTCAGATATCGTCATTAGAGATCGACACGTCCCAGTTCAGTGGGAAAGCCCTGAAAGTTCAGAGCTTAAAGAGACCTACCCATGTATATATCTTGAATTTTTAGACCTAGAACGTGCTGACGACCGGCAATTTTCTGGTACAATAGACTATGCCTTTAACCAGTTATCTGATGGAACTTACGCAGATTCGGTTAGGATAAAACAGCCTGATGCATACTTTGCCTCCTTCAGTGTTCATTTGTATGCAGAGAGTGTTGATGATACAATAGAGTTGGTAACAGAGGTCAATAGAAGGATACCCTCTTTTGGTTACCAGTTTATACTAAACGATGGAAAATACCGTTTAGCGGTTCAGAGACCTGAGCCAAGTATAAATGCGGATATTGTGGAAGATGTATTCTTTCATCGCATCTATACTTATCGGATTGAAAGCTACTTGTTTGACTATAGTTCACTAACAAGTCTTCCAACCCTAGATCAGAGTAATATAGACCTCAGCAAGGTCAACATAGAGGTAGTGGTAAAAGATTAAGATATGAAAATAAGACATCTAAAAAATCAAATTAGAAGTTTTAATCTTATGAGTGGTAAATCACTTTACTTGTACCCACTAGCCGAAAATATCGAAATTTCTGAGCAAGATTTTTACCTTTCTAAAAAATTACAGCGGTACGTCAAAGACGAAAGGGCTGTAATAATTCAGGAAGATAGAGTTTACGGAGAAAGTCAAGTTAATGCCTTACAGGGCTTAGAGACTTACGAAAGAGGTCAAGCTTTCTCAACTAGTGATAATAATTCTTTGAGTAGTAATTCGAAGAAAAATAAAAAGAAGCAAAAGTCTTCGGAGGAATAAAAAATGGCAGCTCCTAAAGTCTTGATAAGAGAAGTTCAGTCAGGAACTAATACAATTGTTGGTGTAGGCACCTCAGTTGCTGGTTTTGTTGGCTTAGCAGACAAAGGCCCTATCGGCCAAGCTCAACTTGTAAGTTCTTTCGAACAATACACACAAGAATATGGCGATTTTAGATCGGATTCATATTTGTCTCACGCTGTCTTAGGATTTTTCCAGAACGGCGGACAATCATGCTTCGTAGTTAGAACTGGACACTACAGCAATTTAGCCAATGGTATTTTAGAAGTTACTGAAAATGCCAAGTCGACTGTAACTATAGTTGATAGAAATGAATCGGCTTCGATTCTCCAAGTAGACGCTCTTAGCGAAGGAGATCATGGAAATGATCTAGCCATTAAAATTAGCAGAGCTTCAAATGAGTCTTCTTCTTTCAATAAAGTATTTGGTTCTGATGCGGGAGTATACACAGACAATACATCAGCTGCTAGATCTGCCGCCCTTTTCAAGGCTATGGTAGATGATGGTGGATCTTTCTCAGATTCTACTGTTGCCGCTGCTACTGCAGGTGGCGGAACTCCATTTAATGCATTAAGCGCCGCTCCTGCTATTGATGATGCTTTATATATTGGAGCTAAAGAACGAACTTTTGATTCCATGTATTTCGGAATCTCTACGCCGGCTACGACTGCGGGTGTTGCCCAATTAGAGTATTGGAACGGATCTTCGTGGCAATCACTAAGCCCTACCACTGACCAGATCACTTCTGGTGGAATCACTTTTGGAGCCGCAGTTAATGCTAATGCTTTAGTACAATTTAGTGTTCCAGCTGACTGGAAACGAGTTTCCATAAATAGTTCATTAGGTTACTGGGTTCGATACAAAGTTACGACAGTGTTCAGCGGCACTGCCCCACAAATTAACAGAGTAAGCTTAAGTGAAGACAAACCTTTTGGTGCCTTCACAGCTGTAGCAAGTAATGTAACTGAAACAGCCGCTGCCACAGCAGTCAATGATGTTATGTATCTTGGCTCTAATTCACCTTTCAAGTATGCCGTACTTTCGTTACTAACCCCTGGAGATTCTTCAGGAATAGTAGCTTGGGAATACTGGAATGGTCAAAGTTGGTCTGCACTACAAAACATCACACAGACTGTTGCCAATGCACAACACTTACGAGCATCTGGCACTGTTGGATGGGATTCCCCAAGTGATTGGAGAAAGACCTCTATCAACAGTAGCTCAAGCTTTTATTTTGTTAGAGCACGAATTACCACAGACTATTCATCGGCTTATCCTTCATTAGACCACGCCTTACCCGCCTCAGACTTGTTTAAACTTTCAGTCTTGCTATCAGGTACTGAAGTTGAGTCTTTTGATAACGTGCAAGTAGAAGACAGCTCCCTAGCTAGCTACGCAGAGTCTATTAATTCAGCACATGTAGCTGTTTCAGTATTGGCGAATGCAACTACTGCTCCTAACAATCGACCTATCGAAGTTGTTTCAGCAAGTCTCTCTGGAGGCCTATACGTAACATCTTCCGTTAATGACAATGATTATGTTGGAAGTGAAGCTTCACTATCTGGCCTAGAAGCCCTACCAGATGAAGTTAACGTTGTAGTTATCCCTGGGATCAGAACTGAAGCTGTATACAACGGTATGTTAAGTCACTGTGAGCGACAAGCAGATCGAATGGCTATACTTGAAGCCCCTGGAGATAGTAGCACAGATACACCACTTGAATTAGTTGAACTAGTTCGTGATGAAGCTGCTTTAAATTCCAGCTATGGAGCTATTTATGACTATTGGATTTTAGTTCCTGATCCTGTAACAGGCATCAGAATCGCAGTCCCACCTTCTGGGCATCTAGCCGGTATGTATGCCAGAGTAGACGAAGCTCGCGGTGTGTGGAAAGCTCCTGCTGGCGTCCAGGATGGACGACTTTTTGGAGCCCTTGGAGTAGTTCGAAAGACTTCTCAAGCTGAACGAGATTTGATGTATGATAACAAGATCAACCCGATCCGGGACCAAGCTGGTTTCGGAGTTTACGTTGATGGATCAATTACACTAGCTCCTTTAGGAACGGATTTTGATCGAGTATCGGTCCGAAGATTGTTCTTATTTGTTGAAGAAAGTCTACAAGACGCTTCTGAAGTTTATAAGCATGAGCCTATTGACAGCAAGCTATTTGATAAAATGCGATCAAGCTATTCTTCCTTTTTACTAGACCTTTGGAGAAAAGGTGGACTAAGAGGAACTAAAGCTTCTGATGCATTCTTTGTAATAGTGAATGATAGCAATAACCCACCTTCATCTGTTAATAAACGACAAGTGAATGTAAAGATTGGTCTTGCAGCTCTACAACCAGCGGAGATGATCGTCCTTGAGTTCACGGTCGACAAGAGAGCCTTAAACGCCGAACTCGCATCACAAGGTTTAGTATAATAGGAGATATTTAACATGGCAAAAATGAATGCATCAGATGGCAGTCTACCTGCTTTTACATTTCGAGTAGTACTAGGCGACTTGTCAATCGGATTTTCCGAAATTTCAGGATTAAAACAGGAAACTGAAGAAATCCTTTACAGAAATGGCGACGAAGCAACTCGACAGCATAAACTCAGAGGCTTAACTACCTTTCAAGATGTAACCTTAAAACAAGGGTTACTTCGAGACGGAGTCGCTATACAAGAAGCTCTTACCACATTCAACATTGAATCTGGTACTGCACAAGCTTCCCAGTATGTTTATGGAGAAGTTCGAATTGTTCAAATGGACCAAAGCGGTGCCGATGTTCTTGAATGGACATTAGAAAATGCTTGGGTCAGTTCTGTTGAAATCGATTCTTATGATTCCAACTCTTCAGCACTACAGTTCTCTACTTTGACTTTGAAGCATGAAGGCCTACGCTACGCCAAGAAGTCCTAACAGACCTTTCTAAATATTATTGGGACAGAAAGACTCTATATTCTGTCCCAATCTGTCCCAATTCAGTTTAACATCATGCCTAAACTTACTTCTACAGTTCCTGGCGCAATTCCAGGTTTCATGTTCAGACTAGACGTACAAGGATTATCCATTGGACAAGCTTCCAAAATTGATGGACTTTCCAGTACGACAGACGTAGTTACATATAGAGGCGGAGCTGAGGGCGATACTCTTAGAAAACAAAAAGGGTTGACCCAGTATGATGATCTAGTTATCGAACACATCTATAAAGCTGACTTTACTACATGGGCTTCGCTGGGATTAGTATTCGAACCCACCGCAGGTGCATTTGGAATATCATCCCCAATTTATAAATTTACTATTATAATCACTTTAATGGATCATGATGGGAACGACAGGGTTCAATTCTTTGTGAAGAATGCTTGGATTAAATCTTATAAGATCAACAACTTAGATGCGAATACTTCAGCTTACGCAATCGAGCAACTCACTTTAGCTCATGAAGGTTTTTCTAGAATAGGTGTGGACATATAATGCCAGTATTCGAGACTTTCGATGATATAATTCCATCCTACAAATTCTTAGTAGAAATACCAGGATTTGGGTCCGTGAATTTCTCTGCCGTAGAAGGAATGGGTTTTACCCACAGAGTCCAGAAGTACATCTCTGGAGGCACTTTCCAGTCTGCCGAATTGTATCTAGGAACAGACTATCATGATGTGACTCTTCGTCGAGGCATGAGTAGGTCAGCACAGTTATACGACTGGGCTAATCATGCCGTAGCTATCTATGACGAATATTCACAGCAAACTGAGTTTGGCCACCAATCTAAACAACAAAGTGTAGTACTTCCACACACTTATAAGGTTGATGTAACTATTAGCCAGCTATCCGTAGCAGGCATTGTAATGAAAAAATGGGTGTTGACAGAAGCATGGGTAAAGGGTTACAATATCAGTAACTTAGATGCATCCCGTAGTGAACTAAGCTTTGAGTCTATCACACTATCATGTTCTGGAATTTTATCGGATTTCGCAGTAGACACTACCTCTCTTGCTGGAATTCTTGTCTAAGAAAGGAAAATAAATGGAACCTATTTCACAATTATTTCAGTACCGAGAAAAGGAAGTTGAACTTCCCAATGGGTACTTAGATTCTGACGGAGTACTGCATAGAGCAGTTAACGTAAGAGAACTTTCTGGAGAAGAAGAAGATATCCTTTTAGATGAAACTGAGTCAAAGAACGGCACCACAATCACTAATATTCTAAATAGAGTGTGTAAGCTTAAAGACAAACCCACACAGAAATTTGTCTCCGATTTATTAATGGTGGATCAACTGTATTTACTAGTACAGACCCGGTCATTGACATATGGAGATACATTCAAGTTTGATCAACTTTGTTCAAACCAAGCGTGCCAAAAAATTTCCAGAGTTAATCTAGAACTTAGTTCCTTGAAATTCCAAGGATCAAGTAACCCTAAATCACTTGAAGAGACTATAGAGTTACCAAATACCGGTGTTTCTGTCAGATTCAAGAAGAATCAAGGAAAAGACCAAGGAAGTCTACAAAAGATTCAAAAGGGTGCCAAAGACAAAGTCTCGCAGTTACTCATGTACAGAATTATTGAACTGACTAAAGAAGGTGTTGAATACCCTAAAATGGTAGTCAAATCTTTGCCGGGGGAAGACCGAAAATTTCTCCGTGAATTTATGAGAAAATCTGAGGGGGATGCCGAAACAATGATAGACTTTAGTTGCTATCATTGCAGGCATGAAATGAAAATACAACTGCCGTTTGACCAGAATTTTTTTTGCTTAACGGAGGACGTAGACTAACGTCATCCGATTACGGGAAAGATACATACTCCCTTACACTAGATATGGGAGCTACGACTTTGGACAAGGCAGCTTTCGACATTTCTTACCACATGCACACTCCCATAAGTGATGTCTATAAAATGCCCGTAAAAAAGCGGATGTTGTTCCAGGAATTTTTAAAAGAGCAAAAGACTTTTGAGAACCAGGAACTAAACAAAAGCCGTAAAAAATAGCAGGTGTATCAAAAGTGGAAAATCTAGAGCTTGGTATAAATATTACTATTAATGGCAACGTAAACCAAGCTGCCAACCAAGCCGCTCGCGCACTGGGGAATGCCTCCAATGCTGTAGACAGGCTGAAAAGATCCTCTGAGGGATCTCTGGGTAGTTTATTAGCCATACAATCATCACTATTCGTCATAACTAAATTTGCAACTACTTTCGCCTCTTTGGGTTTTGGAATCGTAGGAGGGATAGTCGGTGCCTTCACTGCTGGTGTAAAATCTGCAGGAGAGTTTGAGAAATCTCTGGCCTTCTTAAGGGTTGCTACAGGAAAATCGTTCACTTTTGCAAAACAAGAAGTTAATCGCCTTGCTACATCTACGGACCTATCTACACAATCAATTGTTGATATGTCCAGAAGATTACTTGGAGTAGGTCTAACTGCCGACCAAGTTTTCAAAAAAGTAAAGGGCGCACAGAATTCAGGGATTGTAAATATTGCTGCGGCTATTTCCTCCCTATCCTCAATTGAACGTCCTAGAGCACTGGCCAGTATTGCGAACATATTTCAGGACTTAAGTTCTGTTAATAGACTATTAAATACAACTGTGCCACAATCCATTAAAGATGCATTTTCCTCCGCAGCGAATGATGCTGAAAAATTTAATATAGTACTAGGATTTTTAGATCAAAGATTTGGCGGCATCTTCGGTCCAGAGGGCCTAGGTGGAAGTTTCGTGTTTATTGCCACTAGAGCTTTCCAAAACTTACAGGATTTAATAAACAGAGCATTCTTACCTGCTCTAGAGAGTCTTACCCCTGTATTCCAGACTTTAGGAGCAGAGCTCACAAAGCTTAAAGACGACGAAAAATTTATTGCAGCTTTAAACAAAACATTTGTCAGTCTTGCAAAAATAGCCAGTTCCGTTTTAAAGATCGTAGTACAAATCGGACTTGGCCTAGTAAAATTTATTGCAGCATTCCCAAATTTTACTACTGGAATTGTACTGACTACATTATTTGGGGGAGCACTTTTAGGTGTATTCGGCTTAATAATTTTCGGGGCGTCATCAGTAGCACTCCTCGGCCTATCTGTAGGAAAACTGACTACTGGACTGGCTGCTGCAAGCTCAGCAACGGGCCTTTTCGCATTAAATTTAAAAATACTACAGGCAGCCACTAATCCAGCCAGTATTGCACTACTTGGACTTGCACTGGGCGGAATCTTAGGGCTTTTACTATCAATAAATGAACTCCCCCACTTTATGGATAGATTTGGACAAGGGGCTAAAATGCTAGGGGTTACTCTAGGGACAATTATAAACTCTTTAATCCTCATTGTTTCTTTAATTTCAGGAATTGTAGGGGCCGTAGCGGGATTTGCTCTGGGCGGTATCCCAGGAGCTATTGCAGGAGCTCTCGGCGGATTCGGCCTAACATTTGCTGGATTAAGTGGCCTAACAGACTCTGGAGAACAACTTCAGAAGAATACCCTGCCTGTACAGCAAGAAACTTCTTCAATGACAAGAGTTTCTGGAGAAAGTTCAATGAACAGTAGTCTACTAGATTTAGTAGATTCTTTTCAAGAAATGCGCCAGGATCTTAATAAACTAGGCAACAGACCTATTGACATAAATAATAACGTCATGCTTGATGGTAAGGTTGTCTCAAACACAGTTAACCAAATAAATAAGACAGAGACTGAACGACTCGGATTTATCCTAGCGCCCTAAGAGGTAATATGGCATACGATTTTACAAAATATCCTGCAAACAAAGTGACGATTCAACAAGTACCCTTGTCAGATATAACTCAAAAAGACCCGAGTGCTTTATCAATTGTTTGCTCTATTAACCCAGAGTCTATCAGTGAGTCAGTTGCGTTGAACATAGATAAAGTTCAACTGATAAACAACAACTTGCCAAGATCTATTGTATCTGGAACAAAGGGCCGGACTGTGACTTTTACTCTACTGCTTCATGGGATGGCAAAGCCAGGTACAGCAGGGTTAAACTTTTCTGGTGGAAACTCAAGCACTTTCATATCTGCTGCAACATCTTTGGTGCCGTTTTCAGCCAATATAATAAGAGGCATACAGACTATCCAGGATGTAATAGGTAGTATATCGAGTAAACCAGAGTACCCAACTCCACAGCAAAGTACAAACTACCTAAACGTAGACAAACAAATTTCAGACCTGTTTAAAATGCAAGTTCCTAAAGATGGAAATACTACACATTCACCAGTTAAGTTACTTGGATACCCTGTGTATGAAGGGATGAATTTTTACATAGAAAATATACAAGTAAACAAAAAATTCTGGGACCAACAACTCAGAACAATGTTTGCCGAAGTTCAAATTACCTTATTTCAAGTAGGCAAGAACAATCAATTCGGGAGATTTTAATGGCACTTATATTTGGAGGCAGTCGGTATCAGTATAAACCGCTTGAACAAGACGGCCCTGTCGTGCGAATCCCTTATTTCAAGGTAATTCAAAAAACGGACTATCCTGATAATATAACTATCAGACTAAAAGACTCTGATCGATTAGATACCTTGAGCTTCAACCTTTATGGCACCTCACACTATGATTGGGTTATAGCAGAATTCAACAATTTAAAACTGCCGTTTGAAGAATTAAAAAGCTTAGATACTATAATCGTCCCTTCCCCACAAACACTATTTAACTCAATACTGCCATCGCTTAAGAATGATTTTGAGTCACTAAGATAATGAGACCATATTTAGAATTATTAATTGGAAAAAATGCGAGTACTAATTCTAAAAATATTAGAAAGTCACATATCTTTGGGGGCTCTGGTGGATCAATCTTAGATACCCGTCTGGTAAATTTTCGTTTCGAAGAAAGCGATGGAGATGATATCGACAAAAATCGTAAGGGTAGAAAAGATATAGTATCCTTTACCTTCATCGATCAAGTCCCCGAGCTTCAAGGCTTTTTAAGTGATAGCAAGGAAATTGAAGTGGATGACCTCTTGTATATAAGGTATGGATGGATCATTGGCGACAAGGGCCAAAAAGTCCAACCAGACTTAGTGGAAAGAGAATTCAGAATTGTTAAGATAGAGCCCAAGTTTAATTCATCAATGAGTACCTTGACTGTTACAGCGTATGATCGGTCTGCTGATTTAGACAGATTCATAACATCCATACTGTTAGACACTAAACTATCTGATGGAAGAGGAGCTGGTGCTGCTGAGAAAACACCTTTTAAAGCCGCACTCATGGAAATTGCCCGCATTGGGGGCCTTGAGTTAGATGAATCGGGAAGAGTTATTTTCGAAGACGCGCAAGGTAATACAATTGTTGAACTAGGCGGAAACTTAGCTATTCCCAGAGAGTCTTTAGCCTCATACCTCAAATATCTTGCCGAAGAAACGGGCAGTGTTTTTTATGTCGAAAACCGACGCTTATTTTTCGGAGCTCGGAAGATGCCTTCAAGAGATAAAATTGCCGCTACAATATTAAGAGGTTCTGATAAAACCGTATTTGATGTAAAGTCTAAGGAAGATTTAAGAGTGGTCCCGTTGTTAGATATGTCGATTCAGAGAAAACTTGCAGTAGAAGGTGTTGCCTATAAGGTCCCTACACAAGATAAAAGAACGGGAGTCGTAGATGTCAGCCAAGTTTTAGCTAGTGAGTTGAGCCAGATTTTACTTATATCACTAGATATCGATTCAGGACAGCCGACTGTCCCTTTTAGACCGGCTCCTCTGTCCACAGAATACTCAAAACAATTGAACATACCAATTGGAAAAGCAGAGGAAGTTTTAAATGATGCTATCATAAGTGAACGAGTTGAGACTTTCTTTAGCAAACCCTCATTTTTCACACAGCAAGAAGTATCTACAATTCTACAACAGCCTTCACCTTCAGCAATGGAAAAAGCAGGCCAGGCTATCTTGAGACAAAAACTTACTGATTTGACGCTGAAAGAGACCACTGCAACTGTAAAGATTTTCGGTAACCCATTGATACGACATGGTAATTTAGTTAACATAGCCGGTAATATGCCCAAAAACTACAGTGGCACTTGGTATGTACAGTCAGTGGAACACGATATTACCCCGAATAATTACTTTACTACGTTAAAATTAATGGCTGCGTCACCAGAAAACCCATTCTTTAGATCAGACATTAAGAAATTTCAACAGAAAATTAACAAGACACAACAGAAAAAGCCTAATAAACTAGGCCGTATAATACCTGATGTGGCGAAAGGCCGGTAACCATGGCTGGGATAAGACAAGAAGGCAGAAGATATTTATTCGGGCTCTACAAGGGACTAGTGGCTGTTAATACAGACCCAGAGTCCAGAGGCAGAATTAAAGTAAAGATTCCAACTATTTGGAACCAACAAGTACACCCTACTTGGGCAGAACCTTCCTTTCCTAGTAACGAAGTATTTACTGTACCAACAGTAGGGTCTCAAGTATGGATTGCATTTGAGGAAGGAGATCCCAATTCTCCTATCTATATAGGATCGTTCTTGAAGTCTTCTGAGCCCCATGTGTCCGCTAAGAATGCCTCCCCTCTAAATAGAAGCATTAAAACTGCCAATAATTTAGAAGTAAGCCTCGATGATTCCATCAATGAAATACACATTCAAATCAAGGGAACTAATACCACTGCCAATGTTCTAGTACCAGGCCCTGCTACACTAGATGCTAAAGGCGAAGCATTTATGAAACTAGAAGAGGGTGGTTTGAAGCTAAATGCATACCAGCTCACTGTAGGGGTTCACCCGAAAACCGGAGCCACTATTAAGGATGTATGGACAATTGGATATGGCCACACCGGGCCAGATGTATACGAAGGACAGGTTATTGACGAAACCCAAGCAGATGATTTGTTTGCTGTAGATAAGACAGACTTCGAGACATCTCTATCAGCTCTGGTGAAAGTACCGTTAAACCAGAACCAGTTCAATGCTCTAATGTCTCTGGTATATAATATCGGAATTCCAAACTTTGCGGAAAGTAACCAACTTAAGTTACTTAATGCGGGTAAGTATACCCAGTCTGCCGCTGAATTCGCTAGCTGGAGGCTAGCACGCGGGGTAGTTTCAAGGGGGTTAGTGGCTCGGAGAGCCCGAGAACTGGCTCTTTGGAACAGCCCAAGTGCCGCCTCAGAGTCCTCAGACCCCCCCATTAAGATAATCTTACGTAAGGATGGCAACAAAATCATCCTAGATGCAGAAGCCATAGAACTAGGTGAAGGCGCAACAGAGCCAATCGTTTTAGGGGATAGCTTCAAGAGCCTTTTTAATTCCCATGTTCATAATTATATTCCAGGAAGTCCGGGCCCTACAACCACTACATCACCTCCGACATCATCCATGGGGTCAGGGCAATTGAGCGATATCAGCAAAGTAAAGTAGTAATATATGGTAGAATGGAGAGTATAATGTCAATAAGCAAAGCTTTTTTAGGGAGAGGTCTCAAATACCCGCTAAGTGTTGGAAAAGACGGCGATTTCTCTAAAAACAGAGACAATACTGACCAGGTCAGAGACTCTATAATCTTCTTGCTACATACTAGGATCGGCGAAAGAGTCCATAGCCCACTTATTGGGTCTAGATTGATGGACTTTAAACATGAATCTAATAGCCCCCAGCTAAGGTCATTACTAGCCCAAGAGATCCTCAGGACTGTGGAAACTGGGGAACCGAGAATTTCAGACCTACAAGTAAACGTGGAATCGTCACCAAATAATGAACGAGTTGTTTTTATTAAAATCAGCTTTACTGTAATACCGGAAAACGTAGAACAAAATCTTGTTTTCCCATTTTACCTGGATTAATTATGTCAAATTTAATATTAAATTCTGAAGTAAACTTAAGCACTCGTGATTTCCAAGGGCTAAGACAAGCGTTTTTCGAGTATAGTCAAGCTAACTTCTCGGACATTTGGAGTGACTATAACGAAGGTTCTTTCGCTGCTGCAATCGCAGAAATTGTAGCGTATCTTGGAGATAACTTACACTTTTATATTGACAGACAAACACAAGATAATTTTCTGTCTACTACAAAAGATCGCCAAGCTGCCATTGAATTAGCGGCACTGATTAATTATTTTCCTGGAAATCCTAGCCCAGCCACAGGAGAAATAACATTATCTCTAGATGTGGGCACGTTTGATTATGGAACTCCACTACTCAAAGGATTTCAAGTAAGTAACGGCAACGGAATTATTTTTGAAACTAACGACTCTGAGAGCATTTTATTTAATACAGCGAATATTACGCTCGATGTAACAGAAGGTGAAACAATTGCAGAAACTACTTCTGGAATTGGCCCTCTAGCTATAGGCAGCGGCTCGCCTTTCCAATCATACACACTGAGTAGAAAGAATGTAATTTTATCTAGGACTATAGCCGAGATTAATGACAATAGTGAATTAGTTGTTACAGTTGACGGTGACTTATATGACGTTACCACAACACTATCTACAGCCCAATCTACAGACAAAGTTTATACGAGTAGGACCAGCGATTCTGATGAGACCGTCATTACATTTGGAAATGGCGAGTTTGGAGTAATACCAGGAGATGGATCAGTGATCCACGCTACCTATAGAGTACTTGCTGATGAAGATCAGAGAGCTCTACAAAATAATGGCAACTTAAATATTGACACAGTAATACAACTAATCAGTTCTAGAACTGGAGTACTGGCTGTATCTAATGATTCCCCAATGACTGGGGGTGGCCCTAAAGAGTCTCTAGAAGAAATAAAGATTAATGCTCCAGCCAGCCTATCCGCTCTAAATAGAGCCGTGTCTTTGATGGACCACTCTATTCTAGCTAAGACTGTTACAGGAGTAGCAAAGGCTCTGGCAAGAGCCGGTGAAGGTAACTTTGATGTAGTAATACATGTTGCCCCAGACGGTGGCGGATTCCCAAGCACCACGCTCAAGAATTCCGTAGTTGCTTTCTTTGACGATAAAAAAATGGCAAAGACAACTATTTTTGCTAAAGACCCAATATACCAGCCAGTTCAAATCTCCCTGAAAGTTTTTGTTGAAGATACATCCAAACAGTCTGAAGTTGTCATAGCTATTACATCGGCCGTAAACGATTTATTTGACTTTGATAATATGGAATTTGGCCGCCCAGTTTTATTAAAATCAACTGGGTTTGACAGCGACTTATTCGACTTCAATGAATATCTAGAGAGTGTTGCAGGAATAAGTAAAGTTAAGATAAACAAATTTACTCTAAAGCCAGCTATGTATGAATTACTTGATTCAAATGCCGGTACCGCACACCTGAGTTCCAGAGGGACTGTCATCAGAAATCCAGCCAGGAACTATGAGTATAAGATTTTCATGCACACAGATACTGACTATATTTTACAAAAAGGTATTATCGGAAACTCTGCTACATTAAATGACACAACTATTACCGACCCAAACCTAGATCTAACATTAGAGTCTGGCACAAGTACAGATGCAGGGTCAACTTTCTTACAAGACTCTAATCAATATTTCCAGCCTAACGTATTTGCTGGACAGACTCTTATTGATTCTGCAGGAACGTTCTTCCTCATTGCGTCTAACACACAAGACACAATTACTGTAACCGCTGGAACTCCAGCTGATGGTGCTTATGAAGTAGTAGAGAGATTAGTCGGCTATAAATTAAATCCAAATACATTAAGAAGCGATGTCTTTAATATTGTAGCCAATACTGGAAGCTCGGTCTCAGTAGCAAGTGGACTAGGCGCAGTGACTTCTGCGGGAGATGAGTATAGAATCTACCGACCTGAAACAAATCAGTTTGGCACTAACCCACTGGCTAACACAGCACCAGCAACTACGGGTACGATTACTTCCTATACCTACGGAAGTGGAACACTCAATAGTGTGACCGATTCAGCTCTAGCTGGCGTATACGCTGATGATGCGTTTAATGGATACCAATATATCTTAACTGATGGAAATGGACAGTACGAAGTGACTACCGTTCTAGACTACACTGGAGTATCGGGTATATTTACTCTTGGTGGACCTAGCTCTATCACTACAGAACCTTCAGCTTCAGACGCTTATATATGTTCTCCAAAGTATATAATGGGATCTGATTCTGCGGTGAACACATCTTTATTCCCCGCAACAAGTACGGAGTTTGAGTCGTCTCTACTCATTGGAAAGGGAGATGATTACTACAATGGATCTGTCGTTAAATTCCTGACGGGAAGTAATGAAGGCATTGTCAGAAGAGTAAATGATTACGTCTCGGCCACAGGACACTTTACCGTGGATGGACTTCCAAATGCTCCATCACATGATGATGAGTTTGAAGTATCTTTTAACTATGAAGATGACGCTGAGACGATTGTGTTTTCTACCGTAATAGATTCTAACGGCGAAAATGGAGATGAGTTCCATTTTAATGTATCTGAATTAGTTGGAGACCTTATTCCTTCAGATATTCAGATTCTGCAGATCGACACAGACACAGATCTAGTGATTAATGCTATCGGGGGAACTTCTTAATGAGCCTAATAATTACAAGAATTCCTGAGAATCTAGATCCATATTTCACACAAATAGAGACGATCTGGACTGAAATTGAAGCTGCTGTAAATGATAGCGATGCACGTCTTCTATTCTTAGAAAACAACCCACCTCGCCACATTAAAGTAACTTTCATTGACCCAGTATCAACATCACTACCCTCAGGACCATCTATCACTATTGACGATGTAGTAGCCTCAAACGGGGATCTAATCTTGTTCACTAACCTAAATAGTGGAAATAACAGGGTTTATCTACTCTCTGGTATTGGAGTTAACGCAGCCTGGAGTGCACAAGACTTCTTTGGCCCTAGCTCTACATTAGACGAAGACCCAACAGACGGAGATATGGTCACAGCTACAAAAGGAGCCTTCTTTGCCAATCAGACAGCACAGTTTGATGGTACTGAGTGGAAGGTTAATAATGTTGTTAGACTATTTAACGGCTCTAGCTTCTGGGAACTTGGTTCTATCCAAGCTCTTGATATCATTAATAATTTTGTCGGAGAGATCTTCTCTGTACCCTATGCTGGCAGTGAGCACATGATTATAAACTTCTCTATTACTAGAGGAGCTACACATGAAACAGGTCAAATATTCATGTCTACGGATGGAACACTTGTAGATGTATCCGTAGCTAGTACATCCCCAGGAGCCTCTGGTATAGAGTTCCAAGGCAGTATATCTGGGTCTGATCTAGTCCTAGAGTACCTATC